AATTTATTAGTTGCTTGGTCTACTTTGTAACCTAGTGTACTTATTTTTGATCTATTGTAATTTAAGATTTCTGTAATTACTGTACTTAATTGTACTTCGTCAAACCCACCAAGTGTATCTATTAGCTCAAAGATTTTTACATTATCCATCTTTGCTTGTTGCATAACAATAGTTGCAACACTATTTGCACTAACTTCATCAAAGCCTCTTTTACGAAAGAAAGCTACAGTTGCATCAACTTCATTACTTGAAAATTCAAACGGCTCTGTATAGTATTGATTAAAGAATTGTTTTACTTTAGTTGCACTATCTCCCGCCTTAGCTGGAAGGTTACCATATAAATTAGTTGGTGTACTATTTTTGTTAGTTGATGTGTTATCGCCCATAAATTAATCCTATGTAAACAGAGTACTACCAAGAGAACTACTGTTGGCATTTGAAATAGCTTTTTCTCTTGCCGCTTTTTTATCTTCAAACGTTTGTGCTTCATAAGCCGCACTAATAATTTCAGGTAATGGTGATCCGCCGTTATTGATGTGGTCTTTCTTAAAGAAAGTACTTTTAGCTACATCGTCAGCCGCACCTGGATTACCTTTTAAGAAGTTAGTAACACTACTTATTGGATTACCAATCTTACCAGTAGCAACTCCGGCTAGTGTTGTTAAGCCTGCAACTGTAGCAATAGTGCTAAAGCTACCACCTGAACCACCTGACTTAGGAAATGCAAGATTTGCTACACCACTAACATCAATGCCAGTTGCTTTACCAATTTGGTCTTTTAATATTCCAAACCCTTCTTGACGTAAACCTTCTTTACCTAAACTCTTAGCATTCTGTGTTATGCTAGTTGCTTTTAATACTGTACCTAAAAAGTTTGTTGGACTGCTAAATGCCGCTCCACTACTAATATCTCCAAATACATCAGCAACGCCTCCTGCAATACCACCAACACCAAACACACTTGCAGTTCCGCCACCGCCTAATGAATTAGGACTTGGTACTTGGTCGTAATGTCCACTAGCACTACCAAAGCTCTTAGGTGCTGATCCATCTTTAACTGGACCTCTTGCGTACCATACAGTTTCGTATTGTACAGTCATGTTGTTTGCTACTGCGTCACTTGAACTGTTGTCCATAGTGTCGTGTCCCCATTCACTAATAAGAGGATTAACTAATGTAAACGCTGTGTAGCGTTTTCTTGACATTTGATAAATTTGAATACTTTCAAAAAACGGTTTAAGAGAATCGTTATCCATACCGTATCTAAAATTGTTTGCCGCTTCACCTTGATAACTAGAGCCTCTGTTGTATGCCGCATTAGAAGTATTAGGATTTGAACTTCCGTCTACAGCCGCATAATTGCCGTCTCTAAAATAATATCTATAGTACGCTTCCCACATAGCAGTTGTTTGACCAAAGTTGTCATCGTGGAATACAATGTTAATAGGATCGTAATCTAATCTTGTTTGTAAATTTCTTTTCTTATTGTATTGATGCTTTAGTGTTGTTGCAATTTGATACTTAGGTAAGTCAACACTTTTAACAAGCATATTAATTTCTTGTGTTTTTAATTGAGGAATTAATTGTACTGCTTCAGGATTTAAATTAAAACTTACGTGATAAAGAAATTTACTTTTAGGACTTAGTCTGTGTGCGTCATCAACATATAGTCGAGCCGCGTGTGCTTGGTCGCCTAAGTTACCTTTAGGACTTAATGCTCCACTTACTAAATTATCTAAAAACCCGTTAAGTTTATTTGCCATTGTTAAGTTGTTCCTTTAAATGCTTAACTTCAATTTCAAGTTCTCTTATTTGAAGTTCCATATCGCGTACTCTAACTACCGTGTCAGCTACTGCTGGTGGTGGTTGAAAATCTTGTACCCATTTATAAGCAAACTCTAACTTGGTTCTGTCTTGTTGCTCTTTAAGTTCTAAGAAAGCTATTCTTTCAATAACACCAAAGTACGCCCATACTGCAACCGCAGTACCTGCAATTAATCCAAGTAGAGATTTTAACGGAATCGCTAGTTCAGTATTTTCATTAAGTTTTGTAGCCATCGTTACTCTCCTGCATTAATATTTATCCTAATAAGATAAGTGCGTACAGAATGAAAAAGGATGCCAAAATTAATTGACACCCTTTTAAAGTTTCAGGAAATATTATTAACTATTAACTTGCGCCGCCGCCTGTAATAGCTGTGTTAACTGTACGTCCGATTGCTGTTCCTACGCCCGTTCCTTGTGGACTTTGAATAGCGTTATCGTAGCGTATTGCTAGTGCAACAGTTACTGGATCGTTAGTAGAGTAAGACAAGCTATTGTAGTTTGCTGACTCTAAGTAACAACCATACAATTCAAATGTCTCTAGTACACTTGCTGTATTAGCACCGTTACCACCGTCTAATATTTCAATTCTTGTAACGAATTTGTAATCGCTACCTGACGCCGCCGAACTTTGTTCGAAGAAGTCAAATTGTTTCTGTAGTTGCTCGCCAACAAGTTTCTGTACGTTGTTACTAACATCTTCACGTAAGTTAAGTGTAATTGGTTCCCAAGTATGTTTACCTGCTAGGTACACACGTGAGTTATACACATCTACTGTGATCTGTTCGAAACTAACGTTTGGTCTTGTTACGTCTACAACCTGTTTAGTTAGTTCTGTTGTTGGTGTTGATACTCCAAAATTTTCAAGACTCACTCTAAAGCGGTATTGTAGTTTCGGCATCAACAAACCTTGGTTACTAGCTGAAGAGCTAGAATCCAAAGGTACTGTAATTTTGCTTAGTGTTGAAATTGCCATTATAATATCTCCTGCTTGTAAGTATTTATCATATTAAAGCCCTGCTATCTCACCAGTGTTTTTAAGTCTTAATGGAATGTAAATAAACTCCACAGCTTTCACTGGTTCAATTGCTATATCTAAGTAAAGCTCATTTCTATCAATTCTTGTTGGAGTATTGTTACTTTCGTCACATACTACTAAGAAGTCATATAATGCTCTTTGTCCTACTAGCTCTAATAGTAAACTATCTGCCTGTGCTTTAATCTCATCACGTGTGATTTTGTCATTTGGCTCAAAGATATAAGGTTTAGCAAGTTTGTTAAACTGCGAACGTAAGTAAATTACTAGTCTTGCAACGTTGATTCTGTCTAAAGCACTAGCATTTTTAGCTCTTGTCTTTTGACCAAAGTTAACAAGTCCTGCACCACTTAAGAACGTTACAGGGTTAATAGCATTACCGTATAATGTATCACGCTGTCCTTCGTTAAGTGCTACGCTTTGGAATTCACCTTCGCTTGTAATGTATCCTGCACTTGAAGCATTTGTAATTCCACCACGTCTTGTTCCTGCTGGAGCAAACCATGGAAACGATACTTGATCGCTTAATGCCATTGTTCTTAGGATACCGTGACTTGCTGGAACAACTACGTTGTTACCTGCGTTATCACTTGTGAATAAACTTGGATAAAACACACCTAAATATTCATCGTATGTTACAAGTCCATCATCATTATCTTCAACTGCACCATTTACGTTAGTTGCATAGTTGTTTAATGTTGTTGCATCTGGTGTTAATCTAAACGGTAAGTCACCTACAACAAACGCACTAATGCCTCTATCATAGTTAAGTGTTTTCATTTCACCAATTAGCTCTGAGTAACCTGGGCAAGCCATTAAGTTAAAGATTCTTGAATTATCATCTCTAATATCAGCGTTGCTGTTAACCATTGCTTGTAATGCTTGTACTACAACTTTACGTTGAGCTTTTCTACCAAATGAGCCTGCACCATTTTCTTGGTTAGCTGATTCAGTTACCCATCTGTTAGTTGCGTATGCCGCCATTGACTCGTCATTGTTAAATCTAATGTTAAGTCCTGTAGTATCAATGTAGTTACGTACATATTTCTTAACGTTAAATCCTGAACGTCTAGTGTTCCATAGCAACATACCTTTTGGATATAGTGCTGGATCTGGAGCGTCAAAGTCTAAGAAGTTGCTTACTAGTAATGCTGGGATCGTTGCCGCTGTATCACCGTTAACACCGCTTGTACCATAACGTGCATCTGCAAATAATATACCATCTTCAGTAGTTTGGTCACCTGTATCAAGTGCAATCCACTTTAATGAAGTAGCGTTGTATTTGTAAACTTTTGGATAGTTTTCTAAGTCTGCTGTGCTAATCCAAATGTCACCATTTTTAAGATCAGTATCATCTGACTGTTTAGTAGGCTCAGTAGCACTAACAATTGGTCCATTTGGATCAGTTTTGTCTGCACTATTAGCATCGTAGAACGGTGCTGTTGAGTCTTGGTATCCTACCCATGTAGTACCATTGTGGATCATCATGTCTACTTCGTCTACAATACTGTTGTACCATAATGCACCGTCAGCTGTTAATGCTGTTGGAGCAGTTGTACTTGGTGTGTATGTTAAGTATTTCCAGTTACTAGCAACCATATCAAATGCATTACCTGAAGCATCTGTATATAAGTTTGGAGTTGCTGTTGCCGCATTTGAGCCATTGTAAGCTACAAATCCTGCTAAAGCTAATCCGCTGTTAGTATCTGTAATGTGGATGTCACCACCGTCATTGTGTTCAATAACTATTCTGTTTGAAGCGTCAACACTTGCTACAACGTTAGTTAATCCTGCGGAGTTAATTGCGCCTGCAATATCGTCTGCATCGTCAGCCGCACCGTTAGTTGTTACACTAACTGTTACTGCCGCACTTAACGTAGCACTTGCTGGAACAGTTTCTGCAATATCAAATGCATAAGTTCCTGTAACTACTTGTGTTGTAATAATGTCTGAAGTAATTTTAGTATTACCTGTTGACTGTCTTCTGTGTATTTTAAAGTCACCAATTGGATCAGTTGCTTCATCATTGTTAGTTTTGATGTAAACAGTTCCAACTGCTAAGTTCTTACCACCGCCTGCTTTATCTAAGCCGTGTAATGCCGCCTCAGGTGATGCATACATTGGAGCCGCTTTAGTTTCCCACAAGCTAGTTGTTGCGTTCCACATTTTAACTTTCCAGTTAGCACCTAAGTTAGGTTGTGTAGTTTTAACCCAAATACTTCCAGTTGGTCTTGGAGCAGTATCTGTTGACTTGTACTCAGGTACACTAGTATGCGGAGCAATAGTATTTTTAGGTGCTTTATAAGTAGCCGCCGTTAAACCTATCTCTGCTAATAGTGTTGAAGCGTTAGTTGCTAATACAACGTCTACGCCTGTTGAGTAAATCTCTAATTTGTTGTTAACTACTGCTGAACTAACTCCAGCAATACCTGCTGAACCAATAGCTGATACAACATCACTTAATGCTGTTCCGCCACTTGTTACAACAGTACCGTTAATGCTCATTGAAGCACCATTTGAAACAGTTGGATTTGAAATCGTTCCTGTTACAGTTGCCCATGCACTAATCCATGCTGTTGATCCTACTTGTACCCAACTACCATCGCTCTTTTTGTAGAACAATTTGTTAAGTGTAGTAGTAGCAACAATAGCGTAATCACCAATTGCACCAACAGAAGTTTTTGGTACTCCGCCTGTTACTTTAGTAGTATCTGTAATTACTGTAGGAACTTTATTAGTAAAGCTCTGTCCACCAGTAACAGTAGCCGCCGCGCCGTTCCATTCAAAAATACCAAACACACTATTTGCTGTATCGAACCAATATGTTCCATCTGCTGGATTCGCCGCTGGCGCCGTAGCAGAAGCAATTAGCTCTGATGTGTTTAGTGTTGCTCTAGTTACATAAGCTCTGTTAGCTACTCCTAAGTATGAGTAGGCCGCTTGTAACCCGTATTCATTTAATTCACTACCATGTAGTGCATTGTTGTTTGTGTCCGTATAGAAAGTTGGATCTCCAAACAAGTCTGTTAATTCTCTCTGTGAGGTAACCAAATAAGGTTTACCTGCGTTTGCCGCAGTCGTTGCCGCCGCAGTTCCTGTTCCAGCACCGTTCGTTTTGTCTTGTGCGGAAACAACAAAAATCATTGGTACTGTACCTGGCTCAGCTGGGGTATAGAAACTTTCGTCTATAACGCTGACCTGTACTCCTGGTGATACTAAAGCCATTTTATTTTCTCCTGTTGATATAGCATGTTACTATTATTTATACCAATTTGCATAAAAGGCCTCTTTATCTACCCCGAAAAAGGGATCAAAAAGGGCAGGTAAATACATATATGAGACCTTTATGCAAATGTGGCGTTAAACCAGTAGCAATTAACTATTACAAAAAAGGAAAACCTTTTTATAGAAGCAAGTGTGAGTCATGTGCCAGGCACGGTAAGCCTATACATGGTAGTCCTAAATGGAAACAGTCTGGATATGAAAAGAAACAAGTTTGCGACAAGTGTGGCTTTAAAAGCAAACACAAGGAACAGTTTTCAGTATATTATATTGACGGTGATCTTAACAACGTAAGATTTAGCAACTTAAAAACAATATGTGCCAATTGTAGTAAAATTATGTACAAAGAAGGATTTAAATGGAAGCAAGGTGATTTGCTACCTGACTTCTAAGTTCATCAATAGTACCGTTGTTTTCTAATGTTTGTGAAAATTTAGTATGAGCCCAAGCCCATTCACTAGGATGTATATCAGTAGGCTCTGTATCAAACTCAACATACTCTGTAAACCACTTAGGATCTTCGCCACGCTTTACACGCCATACATGTCCACCTACTTCGTGTAGCATTTTTGCTTCGTTAGGAAAACGTGTATCAGGAAGTACCCAATTAATGTCTGGATTGTCAATAATTTTCTGTTTTACTAAGGATACCCAAATACCATCATAGAATCCGTTACGCATACATTCTGTACCAAATTCTTGTAATACTAATCTAGGTGTAATTGTACGTCCAGTTTCTTTTGTCCAAAACTCGTCTACTTTTTCACGCCATTCTCTAGATTCTGTTGTTTTACCATCAAGCATATCTCTGCTCCACCCAAACATAACGCCTACGCTATCTTTAAGTTTATCTGCAAATGATATTTTTTGAAAGTTGTGATTGCTAATCAAATAATCAGCAATAGTATCTTTACCGCTACCAATTAATCCACATACACCAATAATCAAAGTCTGACTCCTCATAAAATAAAAACTATTATACAATAGATTTATCAGGAAGTCAAGTGTTTATTAGCCGATTGTGAATCCGTAGCCTACGCCGCCTGCTACTTGTGTTTTTAGTTCTTCTTCTAGCTTTTCCATTTCAGCTTGTGCTTCTGCTTT